TTTATCTTCGATTGAGTAATTATCCCACTCACCTAAAAACTCACAGATAGATTTAAGACTAAATAAATTGTAATTATAAAGTCGGTCTAATTTAGAATTATCTAATAATATTTTAATTTCTTTGTCCATATTTTATAATCTCAATTTTGGCATCTCTTAGAAAATCTAAACCAATTTTGTCTTTATACTCCTCGATGTATACTAATCTTTTTATTCCAGATTGTAGTATAAGTTTAGAACAATCTCTACAAGGAGAATGTGTTTGATACAAAGTACCACCTTCACAAGAATGACCGTATTTAGCACACTTTAAGATGGCATTAGCTTCTGCATGAATAACATACCAATTAGTATCACCATCACTGTTCTCACAGGAGTTATCAAAACCTGTTGGTGTTCCATTATATCCGTCTGATATAATCATGCCATTCTTAACTATCAAAGCACCTACTTGTTTTCTACTACAATGTGAAAGTTTAGACCACTCTATGGCCATATTCAAATAAACTCTATCATATCTATCTTGTTTTATCATAAGATTAAGATTTACTTCAAAAGTTTTAATCAGTGTGTTTATCTATTTGATTAATATTCAACTCTACTAAAGTTTTTCTACCGAAGATTAAAACCGCAATTTTAATTTTATCACCATCAATATTTTCAATATCACCTGTGAATGAATTAAAAGGTCCTTCTAAAATTTTAACTTCTTCTCCAATAATATATCTACTTGATTTTTCTTGTTCAATCGACACTTCTTCTTGCACACCAATCATTCTTTCTACTTCTTTTTGAGTTATAATTTGTGGCACTTTAGATCTGTCGGATAATAAACCAGTTGCGCCATCACATCCTCTAACAAAGTGTGTTAATTCACCAATTGATTTTGTTTCAACGAATATATAACCTGGATACATAACTTTTTCTCTGATAATTTTTTTACCATCTTTTAAGTAATAATTTTTCTCAGTAGGCACTAAAATTCTACCAATTCTACCAATCAAATCACCTTTTTCGGCTTCTTTTTTTAATTTTTCAGATACAGATCTCTCGCGGTTAGATTGAGCTCTCACGATGTACCAATTCATTGTTGTTTCTTTTTCCATTGTATTCATATTTTTAATTTAATTTCCTTTTTCTATTTGTTTGTAATATTTGAGTTCTTCTGTAATGAATTCGATATGATGTTCAATTAGATAATCTAAATCAATATCTTTTATTTTTAATTTTTGTAAAATAAGTTTGTAATCTTTATCACTAATTTTAGATTTTTCGTTTTTTTCACTTTTAGACCAAAACCAATTTGGATAAGGCTGTTTTAACATAAACTGATACCATAAATTCATGGCAGTTATTTTATCTATTGATTTTAGGTTAAAAAGTTGAGACTTTTCAGGAAATTTTTTAGCAAAGTAACGGTTGAAGACAAAGAAGCAAGCCTCCTTTTCTTCATCCGATACATTTACCCAATCATTCTTTTTATAGAATATTGCGTTTCCTACAAGTTTCAAATCAGCCATTATTTTAATAAATTAATTATAGAATAGCCACTTTCCATTTTATTAATAATTTCATCTGGTAAATTATGCAATCTTAAATCTATTAATTTCATATTACCTCTAATATTTTCTACTATTGACTCAATTTGAGTTTTACTCAACTTTTTCTTTTCGCAAATTAAATCAGCTATATTTTCATATAAATCTGGATCAGTTAAGTTTACTTCACCAAACTCTTTTATATATTCATCATAAATTGACTTAGCTCCTTTATCACCTATACCTCTTTTCTTGCCATTCTTAACAACAGACCAAACTGAACCGATATTATCTGATGTGTCACCTGAAATGACTTTAATCATTAAAGACTCAACAGGATTAATTTCATTAATTTCATATTTACTAATAAATCTATTTAGTAATAATAAAAAATCAGTATTATCATTTAATTCAAAAATATTATTACTCGGTAATTTAGATACTTTATTTAAAAAAACTTGATAATTTTTTGGTAAAAATAATTTTTCTTTATTATACATTTCATTAGTCATAATATTAATGAATAATGGATTTAAACCATAGTTAACAATTTGTTTAATATCGTAGTCATTTGAAACTATGATTGATGATCTTCCTTCTCTATTAGCTTTAGTAACTAAGAATGATATCCAATCGTCGCCTTCAACATGAGGTGATTCTAAAATTTTAATTAAACCTCTCATAGAATCTTTGAATTCACCATAAGCATTATAAACAAATTTCCAGTCAATATCAGAATCTTTTTTACGAGTGGCTTTGTAGGTAGTGGCTAATTGTTTTCTCCAAGATTTCTCTTTGGAATCAGAGACAAGATAAACATTAGCAAATGGATACCATTTTCTGTAGCTGTTTATCGTATTCTCTAGTGACTTATGTAAAGCCCCAAAAAGTAAATTATTTTTGTGTAGGGTAAATGTATTTTTACTTAAAATATAGTTACCATCTATTATTAAATCACATATCATTAGATTTTATTAATTTTATTTTTATACTAAAATAAAGATGATTTGTTTTTTTAATTAGGATTTAAGAATATCTTTTATTTTTCTATCTCTTTCTAAAACTTTGAATTTAATTTCTAAATATTCTTCTATCTCTGAAGGGAAGCTAAGGTTATTCTTTCTCAATTCATCATAAAAAGGTTTGCCTAAAACATTTAATGTTGAAATAACAACAACAAGATGTGGATCACTATGATCCTCAACTTGAATATCCTCACCTAAAACGTGATAAGTTGTTATAGGCAAATGAATGTAGTTCATGGTGCTGCCTCCATAAACTAAATTGCTGCCTCCATAAACTAAATGCGCTCCGTTTGTTGTTGAAGTTGTGTTGTAAATTTTCTTTTTCATAGAATTTATATTAACATCATATAGAAAGTTTAAATAATAACTACTTTAGCAACTCTGTTTTTCTTAGGTCAGAATTTTTACCAAACCAAATATCTAAGGAATTAGCTGACATATCATCTTTTGAGATTAAAGTCATTTTAGGACTATTGATAATATCTTGATACTCATCATCAACAAGTGCGGCTAAACCTTTTTTATACTTAATCTCATAGTTCTTCAAATCATTCTTAGAGGCCCAATCATTATATTCTGTTTGAGTATAAAAAAGAACTTTCTTTTTAGTTTTTGTTTTTGGTACAGCAACTACGATAGGAGTCTCAACTTTATAAATCATTCGTCTTTCAAACATATCTGGCCAGTACTTGTAAAAGAAGTTTAATAATAAACCAGCGATTGAATTACCATCGACATCAGCATCTACATAAAAAAGAATACGACCATATCTTAAATCTTTCAATTCAATTCTTTGTCCTAGTTTCAAACCAATAGCCGCCATTAAGTTAACAACTTCTGTGTTTTGAACTAACTTTTGATTAGTCATTTCGGATACATTGACAAACTTACCTTTAAGAGCAAATGCTCCCATTGTTTGAGGATCTCTATACTTTCTAAAAGCTGAGATAGCCGAGTCACCTTCGAATAAACCAATAGAATACTTCCATCTGTCTTTACCTTTAGCATCAATAAGTTTCTCAACTTTAATCTTATCAAGTTTCTTATTTAGATCTCTTTGTAACTTAGATTCTTCAGCACTTTTCTTTTGTTGAATCCAATCTAAGATAGAATTAACTATTTCAGATTTAATAATAGATTGAACTAACTTATTGGTCACTTCAAATGTAGAACCAAAATCCTTAATCTCTGTTATAAGTTTTTCTTTAGTTTGTGAAGAGAATGATGGATTAACTATTGTCGAATCTAAGAATAGAAACATATGATTTTTTAATTCACTTGGTCTAACATCAACTTTGTGTTTTTTAACAAAGAATTCGCGAAGTTGAGATATAATTTGATTCATAACATAATCAACATGAGTTCCACCATCGTATGTGTCGGTAGAGTTAGCAAATGAAACTTGTTGAAAACCATTATTAGAAATAGCAATACCTAAAGACCAAGTTTTATCTTTTTTTGATTCACTAAAGAAATCATTTGTATAGTATTTGATGTAGTCATCAAATGATTTGATATTGATTAACTTACCATTGAAATAAATTTTAAGTCCTGTATTACAAGCCGCAATATCATAAACTCTTTTCTCAATCATCTTAAAGTGGTCATCATCGATGCCAGTTAAGGCAAACTTTTCAAAGTCAACTAAATAATTAATTTCTGTAAATCCTTTTGTTGATTTCTTAACCTTAGCCGCAGTTCTCTTCCTCATATTATTAGAGAAAGTTTGAGTGAAATGATTAGAGCCGTCGCAAGTAGTTACTGTAAATTCTTTTGAGTAAATGTTAGTAAGTGTAGAACCTACGCCATTTGTACCAGCTCCAGTTCTTTTTTCTTCATCATTGAAGTTTGAGCCCGATTTAAGATTTGAGAATATCATTTCAGGAATCCATTCTTTATGTTGTGTGTGTTTAACTACAGGAATTCCACCATTATCCCAGATGTTTATGTAGTTTGTAGTTCTATCAATATTTACTTTAATGATATTGAGTTTAGAACCTGGTCTTTTGCTTTCATCAACAGAGTTAGTAACAATCTCATCAAAAATTTTAAGTAAGCCAGGATTATAGGTTACTTCTTTTTGAATCATTTTGTCTTCATCAACAATCCACTTAATAGCTTTATGTGGTTTAATTGAACCGATATACATACCAGGTCTTAGAATAACGTGGTCAATATCATCTAACTTTTTGAATTTCTTATCTACCGACATACTTTTTAATTATCAAATTTTAATTATATATGGTAAATAATTTAGTTTGTTTAAATAATTATATTAAAGTCATTTCAAATATTAAATTTAATTAACATAAAAATAGCATTGAAAAATCAGTATAATTTTCAAGAATTAAAGAACTTTATTAAAAATGATTTTTATATATGAATAGATATATATAACGAAATAGATATATAATGAGGATTTTATACGGAATACAACTTAATGGAAATGGACATATAACAAGATCTTTAGAATTGATAAATCAATTAAAAGCTAAAGGTCATAAAGTAGATGTTATTGCTTCTGGTGGTAACTACAGTATAGAATTGCCTGATTATATTAAGAAGTTCAAAGGTTTATCAATGTACTTTAACAAGTCTGGTAGAATCAATAAGTTAAGAACTATATTATCATTAAATATATTTAAATTAATAAAAGATATACATTATGACTGTAGTCAATTTGATTTAGTTATATCTGATTTTGAACCTATAAGTGCTTACTCTGCTAAAAAGTATAAAGTTAAATCAATAGGTATTTCAAATCAAGTTTCTATAATTAAAAAAAACTTTTTTGAATCTCTTTTTATTAAATACTTTGCTCCTTGTGATTATTACATACCATTAAATTATACAGATGGATTTCAACCTATTATATCTGAAAATTTCTTAACGAATGAAGTATCAGATGAAAATTTTTATTTAGTTTATTTAGCCGCTTATAGTTTAGAACATATTAAGAACGAACTTGAAAATTCAGATAAAAAATTCAAAGTTTATAGTAGTGATGTGTTAGAGAATTATACTTATAAAAATATAGAATTTAAAAAATCAAATAAAGATTCGTTTCAATCAGACTTACTTAAATGTTCTGGTGTTATAACAGCATCTGGTTTCTCAACAACATCAGAGGCTCTTGTTTTAAGTAAAAAGTTATGGTCAATACCTATTAAAGGTCAATTTGAACAAATTGACAATTCTATAAAGTTAAGTAAACTAGGAGTTTTTATAGATGACTTAACATTTGTAAATTTAGAAAAATGGTTAAATAATTATACTAAAGTAGATTATAAATGGATCAATCCAATTGAAAGTATAATTAATAAAATAAAAGAGATATATGAAAGTTAAAACATTATTTATATCAGATATACACTTAGGTAATCATAAGTCACAAACCGGTAAGCTACTTGAGGTTTTGAAAGACTACGAGTATGAAAATTTAGTAATCGTTGGAGACTTTATCGATTTAACATCATTAAAAAAGAAATTCTATTGGAATATTGATCATTCAACAGTTATTCAAAAAGTTTTAAGATCATCAAGAAAAGGAGTTAAAGTAACTTATATATTAGGCAACCACGATTTTTATTTAAGAGGTTTAATAAAAGATGAGAATATAAACATTGGTGATATAACTATTTGTGATGAGATGTATTATGAAACATCTAAAGGTGAAAAGATATACATATGTCATGGAGATCAATTTGACGGTTTCATTAGACTACATCCTTTCTTATATGTTTTAGGAGATTGGGCTTATGAAATGAGTTTTAAGATTAATAAATCATATAACTGGTTCAGAAAAATTGTTGGACTTGAATACTGGTCTTTATCTCAATATCTTAAATATAAAGTTAAAAATGCTATCACATTTATTAATGACTTCAAATTCTTATCACTTAAAAAATTAGATGAGGTTGATTGTAATTCAATTATGATAGGACATATTCATACTCCAGCTATTGAAAAAATAGGAGACAAAACCTATTATAATACTGGTGATTTCTGTGAAACTTGTTCATATTTATACGAAGACTTAGAAGGTGAGATTAAGTTAGTTGTGATCGGATAATTCAAAACAAAAGAACATTTTTATCATATATAATCGTATGACAGAAAAAACAATATCTGACTTCTTAGCCAATGAGTATAAGGAGTTCGCAATGTATGTTGTAGAAGGAAGAGCAATACCTTCTGTAATAGATGGTTTTAAACCTAGTCAAAGAAAAATCATTCATGTTGCCAATCAAATTTGGAAGACCGGTAGTGAAAAAACTCTAAAAGTTTTTCAATTAAGTGGTAAAGTAGCATCTGATTGTTTCTATCATCATGGTGATGCTTCGTTATCGAATGCTATTATAACGATGGCTCAGAAGTTTAAGAACAACGCCTCGCTCTTAGAAGAAGATGGTCAATTTGGATCTTTGCGTTCACCGCAAGCAGGTGCTCCTCGTTATATCGGTACAAAATTATCAGATAACTTTAGATTGATTTATAAAGACTTTGAACTTCTTGAACATAAAGAAGAAGAAGGTGAATCAATTGAACCAAAATTTTTCTTACCAATTGTACCGACTGTTTTATTAAATGGTTCATCAGGTATTGCTGTAGGTTTTGCATCAAACGTTTTAAACAGAGATATCAAAAGTATAATTGATGCTTGTGTTAAAGTTCTTGCTGATAAAAATTCAGAAGAGATTAAACCATCTTTAAATGGTTTCACTGGAGAGTTTGTACAAGATTCTGAGAATAATAAAAGATGGATAATTAGAGGTAAATTTTCAAAAGTTAATACTTCTACCATTAAAATTAGTGAACTACCGCCTTCAATGACCTATGAAAGATATGAAGAAATATTGGATAAATTAGTTGATGATAAATTAATTACATCATATGATGATAACTGCAAAGATAATATTGATTATACTATTAAATTTACAAGAGCAGATCTAGAAAAGTTAGATGATGATAAGTTAGTTAAACTATTAAAGTTAGAAGAGTCATCTACTGAAATATTCTCAACATTAGATGAGTTTGGTAAGTTAATGATATTTGAAAACACATCGGATATTATTAAATACTTTGTTAATTTCAGATTAAAATATTATCACAAAAGAAAACAATTTTTGATAGATAAAATGAACAGAGAGTTAAAAGTGCTTTCTAATCGTGGTCGATTCATCAAAGCTATTATTGATGGTAAATTAAAAGTAAACAATGTTGCTAAAGCTGTCATCATCGAAGGTATTGAATTAATGGGATTGGATAAGATTGATGATTCTTATGATTACTTATTGAGAATGCCTATCTACTCTTTAACA